ACTCGCTATGGTATGGTCTCTAACCCATTCGTGGGCACGACACCTTCAAGCGGTCTTGCTAATCCTAAGAGCAACCAGTACTATCGTATCATGCGTGTGGACGATATTCTCGGTTCCTAATAAAAATAAAAAAATAAATAAACTGGGAGGGGTTCGCCCCTCCCTTTTTTAACATCTTTTTATTATAAATAGTACCATGACAACACTAACAGAAAATTTTAATTATCTTCAACCGACCAGTTTTAAATTGGTGTTGGATAGAAAGAATTATCCTAATTTAGAATTCTTTTGCCAAAACGTGACACATCCAGGACTAATGATGCCAGCAACGGAATTACCTATCCGTCGTATGCAATCTATTCCTTTTCCGGGAGAATCACTTACTATTAATGAACTTTCCTGTAATATTCTTTTAGACGAAAATATGGAAAGTTATACTGAAATGTATAATTGGATTCGTAGAATTCAAGTTACAGATCAAAAAGGGCAGACATTTTTGCAAAAGGGAACAGAACCCCCAACATATGCAGATATCACCCTTTCCATATTATCAAGTCATAATAATATGACAAAACAAATAAGATATATTGATGCTATGCCGACTGCTCTTGGTGATATAACATTTGAAGCAACTTCTACAGGAACAGAATTTATTGTATTCAATGCATCATTCAGATTTAGTTATTTTAAATTGGTTTAGGGGTTGTAAATGCCAGAAAGTAAGTCAAGAAAAATTGCAGGTGCTTTTAATAATGTAGGAAATGATGCAATATTAAAAACAGGCAGATCAACTGATATTGTAAAATCTACAGCAACTATTCCAGACCAAGCAGAAACTGTAATTGATACAATTGACGGAAATACAGTTAGGGCATCAAAATATACTATTACTGCGCAAACATTAGGTGATAGTGATCACCAAGCGCAAGAAATTCTTTTAACGCATAATGGTACAACAGCAACTTTGACTTCTTATGGTACTTTGTTGCATGGCGATAACACTATTGTCACATATGATACAACTATAGATTCTTCTACAGGAACAATCAGCCTATTAGCGGCACCAGACGCAGCTGTGTTCGGTTTGAAGTTTTCTATTGAAAGATCTGATGTAAAAACAGTATAAATAGTAACAAAGGGAAGAAAATGGCAAAATCGGCATTCAGAGTAGAAGATGGATTAATCCCAGGACATACTTCAAATGATCTTGGTCACACGGCGGCAAAGTTTAGAGATGTCCATATTTCTAGAAATACCAACGTCGGTAACAACTTATCTGTAAGCGGTAATACAACAACAGATGGATTGACTGCTAATGGTACTACTATTCTTCCTAATTTTTCTGGTGGTGGTGGAGGCGGTGGTGGTGTCACCATCGCTCAATCAATAGCATTTGCAATCGCATTGGGGTAAAGCATGTCTAAAAAAATTCTAGCAACAAACTATACTATTGATGCTGATAGTGATAGAATCACCGTAAAAGGTTTTTATCGTGCAGAACAGTTTCAGTTAATTACTGATGTGAATCCTGAAACAGGTGGAACTATCTTATATAATTTCGCCGATGGTACAAAAGGATACAAATCTGTTACTTTTGATGATGTTTCAGAAACTACTACGATTCAATTAGAAACTACTCTCTCAGCATACGGAATTAATGATAGTTCTTATATTCAAATTATTGTTGATCACCCTGAAGTGGAAATGGAAGTTTCTGATGCGCTTCTTGATCCAGTACATAAGATTCGTGTTTCTACTCCAGAAAACCTTATTGATACTGACTTTGAATATGGACTTCAACCTACAAAATGGGAAACGCTAGAACTTTCAAACAATGTCCCTTCATTTTATGTTGCTGACGGTGATACCGCTCTTTCTATTGTAAATAGTGTTTCTTCTGTAGAAGGTTCAAATACAATTAAAGTGGAATGTACAGACGCACATAATCTTGTAGTCGGCACTCCTATTGATGTTTCTGGTTTGGATTTCCGAACAGCAGAAGGTAAATTCCTTATCACGCAAGCAGACAGTAACAATTTTTATTATAGAGCAAATGCTCCTATGACTGTTACAGGAGCTATTGGTTCACTTTATACAGCAATCACTCCTGGTTCTTTTTATGCTGGTTCTCAAATTCCTTATGAATTAGATTCAGGATTGACTACAGATAATCAAGATTCTTCGAAGGTTACAATATCAACTGGTGGATATCATGGATTTGTTGAAAACAATCAATTTTATCTTGTAAACACTGTTGCATCAAAAGGTTTGAAATTCTCTAAAACAGGACTTGCTCCGGATAACAGAGGATACATTGATCCCGCTGAAAATATTCAAACTACATTAAATAACATAGATTTATCTTTAACAAATACAACTCAAATTCGTGGACATTATTCACATTATTTTAGTGCTGCAGATATTGATGTAGGAAGCAATACGATTAACTGGCCTGGTCATAATTTATATACAAATTATTGCCTTCTTTATAATCCACCTGCAGGTGGAGCACAAATAGGTGGACTTAATAGATTTGATATCTATTATGTTATTAGAGTTGATCAGGACACAATTAGATTATCTACTTCTAGATCCGGATCTGCTATAACTTTCACAAGTGCTGGTGACGATAGTTATGCTAGACATTCACTTCACTTGGTTTATGAAGTTTATAGATCATACAAAGCATATCAAAACAGTTACACTTACCATTATTTCAACAATTTCTATTTGGGAGGAAACGAATCTGGTTATGATAGAAGACAAGTATATGATGGTACTTATGGATTAGGATCTGGAAACCCATATGGTGTTATGATGCTGGTTCGCGGTTACAACTATCCTGGTGACGGTGCTAGATGGTTGGATTATTATAGACCTGAATATCATCAATATAATACTGCTTATGGAGCAAATCAAACATATTGGAGAATACCTGAATACGATCCATCTGCAGCTACAAATGAACCATCTAGATGGAATCCACTAGAAGATTTCACAAGATTCCAAAATTATAACTGGCAGTCATACTGGTATCTTTATAATGGTTCTGCTTATTTGCGGATGCAAACATATTATTATTCTGGAACTTACAACTATACATGGGGTTCTAACAGAAGAATTTTTGCATTCCCGTTTAATTTAGATCAAGAAGCAGATACTTTTTATGCTCCAGATCATGGTTTGGTTTCTGGACAAACTATTGATTTTAGAACACTTTCTGGAGATGCTCCTAGAATTTCAAATGCTACTACTACCATAAACGCAGCAAATGCTAATACTGATCTAGCAGACGGAACATATAGTATTGATGCTCCTTCAACAGATAGATTCAGAATTTCAGGAAATAGAATTGTTCAATCGAAAGGCGATAGTGATAACGCATATGAAATTATCGCGAATGTAAAAAATGAAACAGCAAATAGTTTCTATATTGAAGATCATGGTTTGATTGATGATCAAGAAGTGAAATTTACTACTGTAGGTTCTCCAACTGTTCCTTCACAAAATTCTGGAAATTTATCACCGAATTGGCAACCAAATACCACAGGAAATAATGTTATCGCATTTAAATCTATGGATGATTATTTATCCACAGCGGTTCCTGCGATTCCAAATCAACTTGATTTCTTAACTTATAATCATAACGGTTCATCAAACCTTTTGATGCAATATGGACAAAACACTAGTGTAACTCCTGTTGATTATGTTAATACATGGTATACAACTTCTTATTTCGAAGTCAGAAAAGATGGTACTCGTGTAACATATGGTTATCCTAGTTCTACAGATTTGCAGTTGAAAAATTTCAACAGAGACACACCATTCAATTTGTTTACTTCGCAATCAGCTGATCTTAAATCTTATGGTTTATCTAGACTTGCTACACCATGGCAACAAAATACATTTATTCCTTACTATGTTGATATGACTTTCGGTAATAGGAACATGCATAATAATGCTACCAATACGACAGATTATTGGAGATTTTATAATTATTCATATATTGACTGGAGATATAGCCCTTCAATCTCAAGTAGTATATATCAAAGAAGATCTATGGTTGCCACTTCTTCTGGAGACACTTATGGTTATGGTTATTCTATAACTTATGGTGAATATAGTGCTTATTCATTATGCCAAATCAATATCAGTTTCACTAATTTGACAAATTGGCCATATTACAATAGCACATATCATTACAATTACAGTTATGGTAATAATAGATACAGAGTCCATTATGATTTCGGTTATTACAAAGACGATATCAATGTAAGACTTTGGTTCATGGGTAATCAAAACATGAACTATACAAATCCTATCAGTTTGATAGAAGGAATGATTAATGCGTTTGATGCTGGATTTATTTATGCTACTATCGCTGATGGAGAAACTGTAAACGCAAAAGTCATTAACAATAATCGTTTCAGTCTGAGTAAGAATAGTGCTAACATTGACTTTACTGACAGCGGTTCTTCAATTGATATAAACAATTATCTTAAATTTACAGTTGAAGAAGTTGCAGGAGCAGTTGATGGATCATATAGTGCTGTCGATGTTACAGATGATACTATCGTACTTCAAACACCATTCGAAATTGGGGGAAATACAGAATCCCTAAAGGCAGATAGTGTAGACGGTGACTATATCATCCCGATTACTGGTGGGCATCCATTCCTTTCTGGAACAAAGGTTAATTATTCAGCAGATTCTGCGTTACCAGGATTAACAAATAATACTGATTATTATGTTTTTGCTGTAGACGATAATCACGTTCAATTGATGTCAGATTTGCAAGATGCGATTGCTGGTAGTAATCCTCTTACTGTTGGAACAGATTCTGCTAATTCAGTTCATACTATTACCACAAATTCAGTTGCTGGTAGAACATTAGCATCTGGAACTGTATCAGCAACTGCTGGTTCTAAAAACATCATTGGATCTCAAACACTCTTTAAGAGGTATTTCAAATCTGGAGATAAAATTTTCATCAAGGATGATTCTACCGATCCGGGAAGATTGTATGAATATACTGTAGCAACTGTTTCAGACGATGAAAATATGCAGTTGTCGAGTGAAGCAATTACGACTGGTGAAGAATTAAAACACTTTGTCGTGACGAATGTTTATGTAAAACCAGACGGATACTCTGTTCATAGACCGTTTGACGGTGGTGTTGAAATTGGCGCAGGAACTGCACCTTTTTCTCAAATTACTCGCCAGACTCGTAAGTATTTCAGATATCAGTCTGGTAAAGGTATTCAAACATCACTTGCTATTAACTTTAATCCACCTGTTATCTTAGAATCTATCACTTCTTCTGGTACAACTATTAGGTGTAGAACTAAATATCCGCACAGATTATCTGCCAGTTCAGAAATTGTAGTTTCCAATTCTTCTGACGAAGCATATAATGGGTCATTTACTGTTGCTTCAATTGTAGATGATTATAATTTCACATATACAGCAACATCTACTCCTTCTACTTCAATTCCAAATGGAATTATTCAGTATAATGTGGTCAACTATTCAGGTTCTTATTTAAGAGCAGGTATGTTTGATAATCAAAACGGTTTCTTCTTTGAATGGGATGGTACAGTTCTTCATTGTGTAAGAAGATCATCAACTACTCAGTTGTCTGGGACTGTTCGTGCTGAAAAGAATAATAATTTGATTGTTGGTACAGGAACTAACTTCAGTGGTCAGTTAACTGCTGGTGATAAAGTTGTTATTCGTGGTCAAACATATAAAATCGTTAAGATCACAAGTAGATCTGAAATGTATATACAACCACAATACCGTGGAGTCACTGCTGATGGTATTATCTTAACCAAAACTATCGACCTCAGAATTCCACAAGATGACTGGAATTTGGATAGGTGTGACGGAACTGGTAAAGAAGGATTTGTGATCAATACCAAAAAAATTCAAATGGCGTATATGGATTATTCTTGGTATGGTGCTGGTAAGATTCGTTTCGGTTTCAAAGATAGAAAAGGTCATGTAAGATACGCTCATGAATTTATCCACAATAATAGGTTGGATGAAGCATATATGCGTTCTGGTAACTTGCCTGCAAAATACGAAATTGAAAATGATCAAAATCCTACATATGCACCAACACTATTCCACTGGGGTACATCGGTCATTATGGATGGTACATTTGATGATGATAAGGCATATCTGTTTACTGCTCCTTCTAAGACTCTTACATTCTCAAACGGTCAAGCTGTTACTGCTACTTCTGCTGGCAGTTCATCACTGATCGCTAGATACAATAGATCAAAGAGAACATATGATTGGTATGTAAGAATTCCATTTAATACTTCAGATGCATCAAAGTTTTCAACTGGTACAAAACTTTATACTGCTGGTCTTGAATTAAATGGAGAAGAAGTAAACTATACAGATTATGGTAATGGGCAATTCCGAGTTCACATTTATGTTCAAGATGGATGGTCTCAGCCAGGATCTTATCCTGTTGTAAATTCTTCGACTGTAGTTAATATCGGTCAACCTGCTACAGGAGGAAATGATATTCAACTTGGTACGGATACTATTCCTCTTGTATCACTAAGACTCGCACCTTCTGTTGATAATAACTTGACTGGTAATCTCGGGGAAAGAGATATTATTAATAGAATGCAGTTAAAATTGAACGAAATCGGTTTGATTCTAACCCACGATTGTGAAGTTGCTCTTATTCTAAACGGTGATATCAGTACGGTTCAGTGGGAAAATGTTAAAGCACCTTCTCTTTCTCAGTTGATTAAACACGATGCTGGTGATCAAATTACTGGTGGAACAGAAGTGTTTAGTTTCCGTGCGGCAGGTGGTGCAGATGGTTCATCAAATACTTCCAACTTCTCACTTGGTGATTTGATTGATATGGGTAACAGTATTCTTGGCGGTGACGGTATCTTCCCGAATGGGCCAGATATTTTGACGGTTGCTATTCGAGTTCAAGATACATCTTCGATTAATGCAACTCAACCATTTACTTCTAGTTCAAGGATTACTTGGTCAGAATCACAGGCATAAACCTATGTCTACTCTTAGAGATAGAATAAGAATTTTAGGTAGAACAGCAAACTCAAACACGGATAGACTTCCGTGTTTGACTGAAGTTGATGGATCAACTACTGTAATCAAAGGATTATCAAAAGTTTCTTCTTTTGATTTACTTTCAGAATTACTGAATTATGATGCTGATTCTTCAGAAAGAGCATACGTTAAAGAAAATAACACTTTATATTTTTGGGATGGCGATGATTGGAACAATATAGGACTTTTGAATACAAGCATTTCATTGTCTTTAGATAGTGATCAATATTATATAAATCCATCACAAACTAGCACTACCATAACAGCGACTGGTGTTGATCCAGAAGAAGTTCCTCTCACATATAATATAGAATTTTCACCTTCCAATATAGTTGATAGTGCTATTGATTATTCATTGAACGGTAATGTATTTACAATATCTAAAAAAGAAGGTGCAAGTGGAATTAAAACTGCCGATATATCTGTATCAGCATCAGACGGTGTTAATGTTGCTATAGATACAGCAACTCTCAATATTACTATTGAATCAATTGTTAGTATAAATCGATCACATTCTTCTATAAATGAAGGTTCTTCAGTAACATTCACTTTGAATACTCTTGGATATACAAACGGTTCTACCATACCATATACCATAACAGGAGTCACGAGTGCTGATATTAACGGTGCTTCTCTTACAGGCAATTTCACTGTAAACAATAATCAAGCAACATTAGTTCTTACAGCGACAGAAGATCAACTTTCAGAAGGAACAGAAACAATCACGGTATCTGTTGATGAAGGTGATAATGGTTCAGCATCTAATACTTGTTCTATTTCAGATACTTCTAGAGCAATTACTTATGATTGGTATAGTTTTTCTTCATTTGGTCCAAATGAAGGCGATACGTTTACATTTACTGCTAGAGTGTACAATAGTTCTGAAACTATGTATTGGTCATTTAGTGGAACAAATGATATGTCACCTTCAAGCGGTACATTGTCTCCTGGTACACTGACACAACAAGGTGATGATTATTACTACAATCATTTCGGTACAGCAACTGTTACTGCTGATTTAACAACTGAAGGTAATGAAACATTCACTTTGTATTTGAGAAGTAATAGTACATCTGGAACCTCTAGAGATACTCAATCAATTACTATTCAAGATACATCAACTACACCCCATAATGTACAAGCCAGTGCGGATACTCTAAGTAATACTGGAATTGGTGTAAGTGAAAAATTTGGACAAAGAGTCGCGATAGGTACAGACGATACTCATATGTTAGTTTCCGCATATGCGGATAATACTAACAGTGGAAGTGTTTATTATTATCAGAATAGGGTTTATCAAAGTACAATCACCGCACCCACTTCTGGTACATATGGGAAAAACCGAACCGATTGTCGGTTTGGATCATCACTAAAAATGAATCCACAAGGCACTAGAGCTATTATCGGTGCGCATGCGGAAGATGGGGGTTCTGTTAACTATTCTGGAGCAGCATGGCTTGCTTATAGAAGTGGAACAACTTGGTTCTTCGCTAATAAATTAGAGCCTAATGATCCTCAACAAGTCGGAAATATGGCTTATGATACTTCTGTTGGCATGAGTGATGATGGACTTAGATATATTGTTGGCGCTTATAATGTAGATTCTACAACAAATAATGGCGGTGGAAAATATGGTGCAGCATATATTTTTGAAGGAACTAGTTTGAGTGGTGTGACTCAAAGAGTAAAAATTCAATCTCCTGGAGCTGATGATACATGGCCGCCGACTAATTGGTATCATTGGTTTGGAATGTCTTGTGACATGAGTGGAGATGGAGAAAGAGTAGTTATTTCTGCACCTCGCCAAGATACAACAGAAGGTATAGACAGTGGTGTTGTATACGTCTATAGGAGAAACTCTATTTCAAGTTGGTCTTTAGAAGCAACATTACTTGATACACTTTTACAATCTAGCAGTTATGCTGGAGATAGGGAAGTAACAATAAACAGTGACGGATCTTATATAGCATATGGAGCTGCAAACAATGGTAGAGTCTTTATATGGACAAGGTCAGGAACAACTTGGACACGTCAAGCTGTGGTAACTGGATCGAACCATTTCGGGTATAAACTAAATATTTCTAATGATGGTACTAAATTAGCATGTATGGAGTGGAATGCAACAGCAGGTAGTCAACCATATGCTGGTCTGGTCAAAGTTTTCACTAGATCTGGCACAACTTGGACTTTAGAAGAAACATTACAATCTCCAATACCACGTGATAGAGGAAGATTTGGTCATGGTATTCAATTCTCCGGAGACGGTAATCATCTTCTCGTAGGAGAATCACAAGATGCTAACAGCGTTTATCCCGGAGAAGCGCATGTTTTTGATCTAGTCCCATAGTCTTATAAATATTGTAAAAGGGTTGCTATGACTAAAGTAAGAGACATCATAAAATTTATGACTAAAACAGAAGTTACCAATACGCAAAATTTGCGATTGATAACTGAAAATGATGTTACTGTATTAATCGAAGAAGAACGTGCTACTGGAGTGGTTTCATACGATACTCCTGAAGACCTTCCTTTGATTGGTAATGATTCTGGTGATATGGCATATGTAGGTAATACGAATAGACTTTATTTATTCAATGGAGAAGGTTGGTATAATATTGCACTAGTCGACTCTGATCCTAGTATCAGTGGAATCAATTCTTCATATAATTTGGATAGTGCTGGATCTCAAACAATTATTTCAGTCGTCGGTACTGATCCTGAACAACTTCCTATTTCTTTTGGGTTCAGTACAAATGCTGCATTTGATAATATAGCCACTGTTACCCAAGATGATAATTTCTTCGGTATTTCCGCAAAAGCAGCAAACATTTCATCTAGAACAGGTGGTTCAGGCACAGTAACATTCACGGCGAGTGATGGCGTAAATATTACCACATTTGATTCTGTATTTACTTTAAAATATTTAACAAGCATTTCTAGATCTGCGACTTCAGTAAACGAAGGAAGTAATGTTACTTTCACTTTCAACACTAGCGGATATTCAAATGGTGAAACTGTACCTTACACTATCACTGGAGTTTCTTCTGCTGATATAAGTGGAGCAAGTTTGACTGGTAATGTTTCTATTACAAACAACACTGGTACTTTAATTTTGACGATTGCTTCAGATTTGACTACTGAAGGCGCAGAAACATTAACGGTTTATTCTGGTACAATTTCACAAACTGTCACAGTTAACGATACATCACTGACTCCTCCTGTAGCTGCGAGTTGGAGCAGTTCACCTACAGAAACAATTATTTCTGCTCCGACAGGATTAGGATATACCCCAGGAAGATTTGGATATAGTGTAGGAATTGATGCTGCAGGAGATACGATTATCTCTGGTGCTCAACAAACTTCGAGTTACCAAGGTTCTGCTCATGTTTTTTATCGTTCTGGATCTAGTTGGATAAATTCAGCAAACTTGTTAGCATCTGATGCTGCCGCAAGTTCTTATTTTGGGGCAGGTTGCTCTATATCTGGAAATGGACAATGGATTGCAGTAGGGTCTTATCTAAACAGTACAAACCATCCTTATGGTGCTGTTTATATTTTTCAACGGTCAGGAAACAATTTTACTCAAGTTCAAAAAATAACTCCTTCGAGCGGTAGTTATTTTGGTAGTTATACAGATTTAAATTATGACGGAACATATCTTGTTTCAAATAACACTGGAAATGGTAATGTAGAAATTTATACAAGATCCGGATCAACTTTTTCTTTTAGTGCAACAGCGACTCCTACTTCTTCTTTAGGAGGTGGCGGACAAATTGGATATGGTGTAGGGTTTAATAAAACAACTTCTTCTGCAACTACTCCAAATTATTTGGGAGTTGGGGCATATGCTTATAAAAATACAAATGATCCAAATGGTTATAGAGGTGCTGGATATATTTTCGTTAGATCAGGGAGTAGTTGGACTCAACAAAACGAAACTATTGGCCAAACATTATGGGATGGTTTAAGCTGGACAAATGTCACAATAAATGAAAATGGTGATAAAGCATATTGGGGTGCAATCGGTTATGGTCTAAGTAATTCATTATTCGGTGGTTCAGGAAGAATGTATGCACTAAATAGATCAGGAAGTACTTGGTCAACAGTAGCAAACTTTGCTGGGGCAAGTACAGCACTTGGTGATAATTTCGGTGGTTCTCATGATTGTGATTTGAGCGGTGATGTTTTACTTGTAGGGGCATATGGAAATTCTAGTTATGCTGGTAAAGCGCATGCTTTCAGCAGATCTGGAAACTCTTTTACAGAAGATGGAGTATGGACTGCATCTAATATCACCAGTAGTGATCTATTTGGTGGCTCTAGTGGTTTGGTGATGTCTCATGATGGTTCAAGAGCGTTAATCGCAGCATACGGAAGAAACCAAATTTACGTTTATGAAGCATAAAGTGCTTTACTTTTGAATTTTTTTATAGTATAATATAAACATGATTGATTTGAAAACTATACATGATATGTGGTCAAAAGATTCCACAATAAATCCTATGAAACTAGATGAGTCTTCTAAAGAAGCGCCTGCGCTTCATGCGAAATATCTAGAACTACTTTCAACGTCTAAACTTCAACTCAAGCGAGCAGAAGCATCTCAAAAGTTGCTTCTGAAAGATAAGTGGTTATATTATAATGGCAAGATGCCTTATGAAGATATCGTTGAAAAAGGTTGGGAACCAGACCCTTTCAACGGATTAAAAATCCTCAAAGGTGAAATGGAATATTATTATGACGCTGATCCTGAGATACAGAAATCTGAGGAAAAGATACAGTACTATAAGACTGTTGTAGAGACTTTAACAGAGATTATAGATAATATCAAGTGGCGCCATCAAACCATAAGTAATATAATCAAATGGAAACAGTTCGAGTCCGGAAACTAAATCATTCAAATTTGCAGATAGAATCTGACTCAGGAATCGCTCAAGAACTTAATGAGTTTTTTAGTTTTTATGTTCCTGGATACAAATTCATGCCTGCATACAGAAGTCGCATGTGGGACGGTAAAATACGACTGTTTCAATTAAGAGACCGTACACTTCCTGCAGGATTATTCTATCATTTATCTGATTTTTGCGATAATCGTGGCTATATAATTCAGACCGAAACTTCTGATTATGGTGCGCCAGATGATAGAAATAGAATCACTCCATCCGATCTTAGCATATTTCTCAATGGGATTAATCTTCCTTTCGATCCTCGTCCCTATCAGTTTGAGTGTATTGGAGAAGCGCTTACAAGAAAAAGAGCAATCCTCCTCAGTCCAACAGGATCCGGAAAATCCTTCATCATCTATTTGATTTTAAGGTATTATTTAGACCTGATAAGGGAAAATGAACATACCAAAGTTTTAATTATCGTACCGACTACTTCACTTGTTGAACAAATGTACAGTGATTTCGCGGAGTATGGTTTTGATGTAGAAAAAAATGTACATAGAATTTATTCGGGAAAAGATAAATCTACAGAAAAAGATATTGTAATCAGTACATGGCAATCAGTCTATAGGTTACAGAAAGTTTGGTTTGAGCAGTTCGGTTGCGTATTCGGTGATGAGTGTCACGGATTTAAATCTAAATCTCTTATGAATATTATGAATAAATGTAGTGAAGCAGAATATCGTTTCGGAACTACTGGAACATTAGACGGTTCTCAGACTCATGAACTAGTGCTTCAGGGATTATTCGGTAAAACATATAGAGTTACTACAACTAAAAAATTACAAGAAAACGATACTCTAGCAAAACTAAATATCAAAAGAATAGAACTAAAGCATGATGAAAAAACTCGAAAAGAATTTGGTAAAAAAACTTATCAAGAGGAAATAGATTATATTGTATCACACGAGAAACGCAATAATTTTATTAGGAATTTAGCATTAGATTTAAAAGGAAATACTCTTGTCCTATATAACTATGTAGAAAAACATGGTAAACCATTATTCAATATGATAAGGGATAAAGCAGATGAAAATCGCAAAGTTTTTTTTGTATCTGGTGACGTCGCTACCTCCGACCGTGAAGCAATCCGAGGAATTGTGGAAAAAATGCCGAACGCAATCGTTGTGGCTTCACTAGGAACATTTTCAACAGGTATCAATATTAAGAACCTACATAATATTGTATTTGCTTCACCAAGTAAATCACAAATTAGAGTGTTACAAAGTATCGGAAGAGGTTTAAGAAAAAGTGATGACGGTAGGGAAACAACTCTTTATGATATATCAGATGACATCAGTTGGTTAACAAGAAAAAATTTCTGCCTTCTTCATTCATGGGAAAGAACTAAAATGTATAAGAACGAACAATTTGATTTTAAAACAGTGACGATAGACCTATGAGAAATTTAAAACAATTCAAACTCACTAATGATGACGAAATCGTATGTGAAGTGATTGATAGCCCAAAAGATGAATCTGGTAAAATAATTATTCGTAGAGCACTTAGGATCTCATCTGCGGAAGATTATGATAACAATGTCAGGTATTATTCTTTTAGACCATTAGTTTCATTTCAAGATGAAATTGATGAGTTAGTTGTAATGAACGTCGGTCATATTATTAGTGAAACGATTCCTTCTAAAACATTAGTTGTTCATTACTCGACAGCGATTAAAGAAGTTGAAAAAGCGCAGTCTGGAAAACGACAAGCATTTAATATGGATGAAGTTTTTTCTGAAATCGAAGGTCTAGAACCAGAAGAAGTACACGAATGGTTGAAGGCTAAATTGGAAAAAGAAGAGCAGGAAAATTTTTCTAATGATTCTGACAACCCAAATATTATAAAATTCAACCCAAGAGGAAGATTACATTAAAGGTATCCCCCTTTTCTCTGACGCATTAATGCTATTATATCATACTTTTTACGATTTGACTAGCCATTAAATTCTTGTGTAAAAGAAAAAATTAATGGTTTACAATTTCAACTAATCATGATATAATTATGTTAAATTATGAAAGGATGTGATGATGGCAAAAAATAAAAGAGCAAGCATTCATTACGTTAATAACGCAGAATTTTCACAAGCAGTTGTAGAATATGTAAAAACTGTTCGCGAAGCAAAAAAGAACAACGAACAACTTCCTGTTGTAACCGATTATATTGCTCAGTGTTTCCTACGAATCGCTGAAGGTTTGTCTCACAAATCTAATTTTATTCGCTATACATATCGCGAAGAGATGGTTATGGATGCAGTTGAAAATTGTTTAAAAGCAATCGAGAACTATAACATCGAAGCAGCAACTCGAACAGGAAAACCAAATGCTTTTGCGTATTTCACGCAAATTACTTGGTTCGCTTTTCTACGACGTATCGCTAAAGAAAAGAAGCAGCAAGACGTAAAGATTAAATATCTCACAAAAGCAGGTATAGAAAACTTCGTTGACAACGAGAACGGTGACGCAATGTCTAATCAAGTTGTAGGCGCATTTGTAGATACATTGAGGGATCGTATTGACAAAGTTCGTACAGTCGATTCAGAAATAAAAGAATATTCTAAAGAAGAAAAGAAAAGAAAAAGAACTCGCATTGCAGACTCTGATCTTGAGGAGTTCATGGATTGAAAATAGCAATTTTGAATGATACTCATTGCGGTATCAGAAACTCTGCGGAAATATTTTTAAATAACTCTGCTGATTTTTATGATAATATCTTTTTTCCTGAATGTGAAAAACAGGGCGTGAAACAAATCGTACATCTTGGAGATTATTATGATCATCGTAAGTTTGTAAATTTCAAAGCACTCAACCATAACAGAAAACATTTTTTAGACGTCGTTCGTAAACGTGGTATGCGTATGGATATCATTCCTGGTAACCACGACACATACTACAAAAACACTAATGACTTAAACTCATTAAAAGAGTTGCTCGGACATTATATGAACGAAGTCCATATTGTTATGGAACCAACTGTGATGGAATATGGTTCACTTAAAATGGCATTACTGCCATGGATTAATCCTGAAAACTACGATTCATCGATGAAGTTTATTCGAGATTGTAAAGCAGATTGGTTGGGTGCGCATTTAGAACTTAACGGATTTGAAATGCTTCGTGGTATTACGAATAAACATGGTATTGATAAAAGTACGTTCAGCAAATTTGAGCAGGTTCTTACTGGACATTTTCATGTAAGTTCTCGTCAGGATAACATATGGTATCTTGGTAGTCAAATGGAGTTTTTCTGGTCTGATGCGCACGATCCGAAGTATTTCCATATCGTAGATACTGAAACAAGACAGATAGAAAAAATTCGTAATCCATACACATTATTTCAAAAAGTGCTTTACAATGATGATGAAATAGATTATAATAACTATAATGAAATGGAAAACTTTGACAATAAGTTTGTCAAAGTTGTAGTGATTAACAGAAAAGATCAATTCATGTTTGATCGATTTATTGATCGCATACAAAATAGAAATATCCATGAACTCAAGATTGCTGAAAATTTCAATGAGTTCATAGGTGATAATATTAATGATGAAGTAATTGAATTTGATGATACTTCTTCTATTGTAGATTCTTATATCGATGGTGTCGATACAGATCTAGATAAAGATAGGATAAAAAATCAGGTTCGAGAACTTATGATTGAAGCACAGGCACTAGAATCAATATGATTGTATTTAAAAATATCCGTTGGAAAAATTTTCTTTCTACTGGTAACACCTTTATGGATATTCCATTAAACAATGAAAAGTCGACTCTTATTGTCGGTCAAAATGGCGCAGGTAAATCTACCATGCTTGATGCTATGTCGTTTTCTTTATTCGGTAAGGCGCATAGAAATATTGTTAAAACTCAACTTGTAAATTCTGTCAATAAAAAAGATATGATTGTAGAAGTTGAGTTCACTATTGGAAAGAATGAATTTAAAATCGTAAGAGG